AGTCAAATTCAATTGGTCCATCGAGGAAGTCGATCAACGCATTGAAGAATACCGAACAAAAATCAAAACAGGCTTGCCATTGGTCATCTTCACAGGAGGAGAACCAACGACACAGCTTTTCAAATTGAAAGAGCTGATCATCAAGAAGCTGGAGAATACCAGAATTTCAGCTGAGACAAATGGAAGCAAAGATTGCGAAGTCCTTGCTCTGCTTGTCCAGCATGAGAATGGTCATGTCGTATGTAGCCCAAAGAAATATCGGGATCGTGGACCAAAAACAAAGCTAGGAACCTCCTTGAAGCTGTCCAAGACCAATGATCTCAAGCTGATTGTCAAGCGTGATGGGTTAAAATCTGTTGATTGGCCCATTGAATATGACAATCTATTCGTACAACCAATCGACACCGGAGACAATGGTCTTGGTGCGCTGGAACAAACAATGGAAGCTGCAAGGCTGCTTGGAGCTAAATTATCAATTCAAACCCATAAATTTCTAGGACTGAGATAATGACAGAACAAGAAGATGCAATCAGAACATTATTGACCTTTATCGGAGAAGATACCGAGCGTGAGGGTCTTGTCGATACCCCAAACAGAGTGGTGAGAGCTTATCAAGAATGGTTTAAAGGCTACAAAGAAGATCCCAAAGCTATTCTTGAGCGGACCTTTGAGGAGATCGATGATTATGATAATATCGTTATTCTTCGCAATATCCGTTTCGAGAGCCATTGCGAACACCACATGACCCCGATTCTTGGCACAGTGTCTGTCGGATATCTTCCAAATAAAAGAGTGGTCGGTATCTCTAAGCTTGCTCGGGTCGTTGATGCCTTTGCTAAGCGACTTCAGATTCAGGAAGTATTTACCCAGCAGATCGCCAATACGATTCAAGATGTTTTGGAGCCAAGAGGCGTAGCTGTGATTGTTCGTGGTCATCATTTGTGCATTGGTACTCGTGGAGCTCACAAGCCTGAAGCGGAGATGATCACCAGTGCAATGCTTGGTGTATTCAGAGAGAATGAACAAGCTCGAAATGAATTTTTATTGCTTGAGGAGAAATAATGAGCACCAACGATAAAAGATGTAATGCGATTCCATATGGTCGGATGCACGCTGTGATCTCAGTTTCAGGAGGTATGGATAGCACTTGTCTGCTGGTGGAGCTACTGAGAAATAACTATGAGAACATTCATGCGTTCTCTTTTGATTATGGACAGAAGCACAAAGTCGAGCTTGAGAGACTAGATAAGAATCTGGAATATCTCAGAGTATATGGCTTCAACATTATTCACAAGCGCATTGATCTCCGCTCAGTGATGGGATCTTTGAAAACAGCTTTGACAAGTGATGAAGTCGATATGCCTGAGGGTCATTATGCCAATGAAAATATGAAGCTGACTGTCGTACCAAACAGAAATGCGATCTTCGCAGCTGTTATTTTTGCACAAGCTCAGAACATAGCTAACATTCATAATGCGGAAGTCGATATCGCTCTTGGTGTTCACAGCGGAGACCATACAATCTATCCTGACTGCAGACGAGAATTCTTTTACACTCTTGAGGAAGCGTTTAAGCTAGGAAACTGGAATAGCAATAAGGTCAATTTCTATCTTCCATATATTAATAGAGATAAAGCTCGGATTCTCTATGAATGTTTCCATGCTTGTGAACAGCTTGGAATCGATTTCAACACGCTGCTGAGAAATACAAATACAAGCTACGATCCAGATGAACTTGGTCGGGCCAGTGGTAAGACCGGAAGCGATGTTGAGCGTATTCTTGCTTTTCATGACATCGGGATGAAAGATCCGGTCGAATATGTTGATGGGTGGGAAAATGCTCTCGCTTATGCTTTGGAACAGGAGAAAGCTCATGCAAAGTGAATGGACCGATATCAATAAAATCGCTCTTTGGGATCGCAACCCAAGAATCAATGAGCATGTCGTTCAGCAGATAGCTCTCAGCATCCAGCAGTTCGGTTTCGTCAATCCAATTGTCGTACAACGAAGCACGAACAAAATCATCGCTGGCAATACACGCTACAAAGCAGCTCATTATTTGAAGCTTCCTAAGGTTCCTGTCGTATTTGTCGACTTTGATGATGATAAGGCAGCAGCTTATGCGATCGCTGATAATAAACTGGGAGAGCTTGCCCTTTGGGATGATGAAATATTATCGGAGCTTCTCCAAGAGCTTAGTGATACCGATATCAATCTGGAAAGTCTAGGCTTTAACGATATGGAGATCAAAGCTCTTTTGGATAATGAACTCGGAGATATGGATATCCCAGAGGATGATGTTTCAGAGATATCCGATGAAGCTACGGATAAAATCACGATCATTTGCCCTCTGCACTTGCTGGGCGAACTGAAAGACAAAATAAAAGCTGACCTTGATGGATATGATGTCGTTATCAAATAAGTTTCATATTCTTTATTCCTATGCGTTCTGGAACGAATCGGTCATGCAGCTGAAGATGTTCCAAGACAAGCGGGTGAACCTATTTCTTGATAGCGGAGCTTTCACCAACTTCACTCAGAATAAGGAAGTCGTGAAGCTTGATGATTACATTCATTTCTGCCAGCAGAACAAGTCATGGCTTTGGAATTACATTGCACTTGATGTGATCGGTGATGAAGAACAATCAAATCACAATTTTGAGGTCATGAAGAATGCTGGGCTGAAGCCAATACCAGTTTTCACCCGATCAAGCTTAGATCCCAAGACAAGAGCTAAAGAGCTTTTGAAGCTGTGTGAGAAGAATGAATTCATTGCCATTGGTGGAGTAGCTGGAAGATTGAATCGAACAGCTGATAAGGAATATCTTTATCAGACATGCCATTTCGTCCGCAAGTACACCAAGACCAAAGTTCATATTCTTGGTTGTGGTGCTGTTTCCATTGCTAAAGACCTTAGACCATTCTCAATGGATAGCAGCGCAAGCAGTCAATGGAACGCATATGGAGCTTTATGCCTCTGGGATAACACCAAGAAGAAGATTGAGGTTCTGAACCGAAAGACCACCGACAAGAAGCTTGATCAATACAATCTGCTGCTGAAGAAATACCGCTTGAATAAAAGCTTTGTAGGTAATGATTTGTTCTGGTCCACTGAGAATCATGTTCTTCGTGGCAATATCAATCTTTACACTTTTTATCGAATGCAAATGTTCTTGTTGAAAAATAATGTTCGATATTTTCAAGCTTTACCAACTTCCTATATTCCAAGATTTGATGAAATGGTGACCGAATATGCCCTATAAATCAACCAAAATATTTGATGGATTCTCTGCTTGCTTCCGACAATGGAGAGCAGCTGAATCTCATTGCCGTTACCTACATGGCTACTCTCTAGAGTTCAAAGTCATCTTTCAAGGAGATCTCGATCATCGAAACTGGGTGATGGACTTTGGATGCTTCAAGCGTAACGGTATCAAAAGATATCTTGAGCACATGTTTGATCATACATTGATCGTTGCTGAGGATGATCCGAGCTTAGAAATGTTTCAGCTGCTTGAAGATAAAGAGCTTGTTCAGCTCCGCATTATGAAAGATGTTGGTTGCGAGAAGTTTGCTAAGCATGTCTTTGATTATCTGACACAAGCACTCAAGGATAATCCTAGAATCTGGGTGGTCTCTGTTGAGTGTATTGAGAACAAGAAGAACAGTGCAATCTATGCCGAAGCGTAAAAAACAAGGACGGCCGACCAAACTCAATGATGAAGTGCAACGGAAAATCTGCGAAGCACTTCTATTGGGCTGCACTTATTCCTTAGCTGCATTTTATGCGGGAATATCTGAGCGAGCTTTATTTGAATGGATGACACGAGGCAAGGAACAGAATGGGGATATCTATATTCGGTTTTATGCAGCAGTAAAACAAGCTGAGGCTCAAAGTGCCATCAGGAGCTTAGCAACGATTCACCAAAGTGCCAGAGATGGAAACTGGACAGCAGCTGCTTGGCTCCTAGAGCGAAGACATGGATACATCAGAGAACCTGAAAGACCAACGATTGACATCACTGTCGATGTGCAGAACGCAGAGGTCACGACATTGATTGAACAAGTCAAAGAACATGCCTTGCTGGAAGTGATCACTGGACCCGTAATTGATTTGGATGAAGAATGAAAGCACAAGAGGAAAAGCTATGGTCTTGGCATGTGAGAAGCAGACCGAAGACATTTAATACCGCCCTAAACCGATTGTTTTTGAAATCCGGTTACACATTGACAGAAAGAGCACTTGCCATCGCTGCTGGTGTATCAAGAGCTTCGGTCCATGAATGGCTTGATGGTCGATCTATTCCAAGTGATGCGGAGCTATTTGCTGTTGCTGGAGCCTTTTGTCTCAATAGGTATTCTCGGGTCAATTGTACACAGCGGGACCGCATATTCTTTGAGCTACAAACTATCGCAAATTATGAAAGGCGTATCATAGAAGCGCAAAAAACAAGGAAAGATAATGAATGCACAAAAGAAGATTCAAGAAATAATGAATAAATTTGATCTATCAAAAAAAGATCTTCAATTTTTGCTTGGTATATCTGAAAGCACTTTGAATTATTGGTTATCAAATAGCACGATTCCGACATTCAAAAATCGACTTCGATTATTTGAAATCGAAAGAAGATTAGATATTAATCAATCACATAATGACATAGCTTCTAAGGTTATGGGTCACAAATACCATATGTCCAGATTGCTAGCAGATTTAAAATATAAAAATAACTTAAGCCATTGCGAGATCGCAAAAATAATAGGTGTTGCTGACGGAACAATTACACATTGGATAACAAGTTCAAATTTACCAAATCCAGAAATGGCAAAATACATATTTCTAACCCTAAAAAAGTTCGAAGAACCAATTACACAACAAGAGTTTTGGAACCTGTATTCACAAGATAAAATAACGGCAAAAAATAAAAACAAAGATGCTGCATAAAGATCTGATTGCTGCTGTTAATACTCTAGGCCAGATACGGAAACAATATCCGCTTGCCTTATCTAAGCTATGGCGCCCTCATTGTCATCGTTTCGATGGGCAAGGCTCTCAATCTGAAAGAGCTAGAGGATGCGGGAAGCCGATGATCAGATTGAACACAGGCATCTGGAGATGCGAAGATTGCGATATTACGGAAGCAAGAACCAGTCAAATTGAAATCCCTTTATCGTTTCCAAAGCTAGCTTATTTGGTCGCTGGAGGAAACAGAGCGGGAAAGACTGAAATCGGTGCTCAGCTTGCCGTTGCCTTTGCAGCTGGTCGATCTGAGTGGTGGGTCAAACAATGGGCCGAGCTGAATGAGATCCCCTTGAACTTAATACCGCCCCAGCCAAGCACAGTGATCTCATCGGGCTTAAGCTATGCTGACAGTGCAGAATATATCAGGCCGAAGATTGTCAAATATTTGCCTGTGGGTACGACTTTCCGAAACTGGAAAGGAGCGGGGCGAGCTATCGCTACCTTGCCGAATGGTGGAAGAATCATTGCAATGTCTGCTGATAGTGGACGAGAGAAATATCAGGGCATGGGGGGCAGAGGATTGCGAGCTATCTCCTTAGCTTGGCTCGATGAGGAACACCCCAAAGATATTTTTGAAGAGCTGATGCTTCGTTGTGCTGACACGCCATATGGTGGCAAGCTGTTGTTGACGATGACACCGCTCAAAGGCATGACATGGGTGCATGATACATTTATCGAGGGAGATATCAAGGGCTTCGATTATGTCCAGATCAGCGGACTTGATAATCCGTTTGTCTCCTCCGTTAAGCTGAGACAAGCTACGAGACATCTCTCTGAAGCTTCCCAGCAAAGTCGATTGTTCGGTGCTTTCACTTTGCAGACAGGACTTGTCTATTCTGAATTTCGGCGTGATGTTCATGTCATTGAACCCAAGGAGCTTCCAGCAGAATGGCCTAGATATAGGGGTATCGACTTCGGGGTAAGGAATCCGTTCAGCTGCATTTGGGTAGCTCATGATCTTGATACAGATACATTGCATGTCTATCGGGAATATTACCAAACGGAAAAGACGACACAAGAATGCGGAAATATGGTCTATGCTCTCAGCAAGCGTGATCCTAGAGTAGAATGGACAAGTGCAGACCCAGAGAGCAAAGATGGTCGCTTGACCTTAGCTCGCTATTGTAATATTCCAACCAAGCCCGCTCCGAAGCATCTTGGGGTCACAGCTGGAATTCAACATGTCAAACGATATCTCATGATTGATGCTGAGGGCTATCCAGCAATGTACATTCACAGTAATTGCAAGCAGCTTATCAAAGAGATGCGAAGCTATAGATGGAAGCCCGATCAGAAGCAAGATCAACCAGTCAAAGCAAACGATCATGGACTTGATGCTCTCCGATACATCTGCATGACATTAAGCCGTATTCAAGGGCGATAGCGAAAAAGTTTATTTTTCTTGGGCCAAGCGGTTCTTTATGTAATACATATTAAGTATGTTCAACAACAAACAAGGAGAACGAACATGACAAACCAAGTAGAACTTATGGAACAAGACATTGCGAAACTGAAAACCTTTC